ATACACAGATTATCCCTGATGGTGGGGATATTACTGGTCTTGCAGGTGGTGAATACGGTTTGATCTTCCTAGAAAGGGCTGTTTACCGTATGTCCTACTCTGGAAGCCCGTATTTCTTCCAGTTTGACGCTATTTCTAGGACTCTAGGTTGTATTTCTAACGGTTCTATTGCTCAGTTCGGTGGATTGACGTATTTCCTAGCTGATGATGGCTTTTATGTATGTGATGGTCAGTCAGTTAAGAACATTGGGTTAGAAAAGGTCAATCGCTGGTTCTTTGAGAATGCTATTCCGGGTGAAATTAGCACTTCCATGAGTGCAACAATTGATCCAGTGAGGAAAATAGTTATCTGGATATTTAAAAATACGTTTGGCGGTCGTTACATGCTCATTTTTAACATTGATTTAGGTAAATGGAGCTATGGAACTACTGATGTAACGTCTATTTCGTATGGTTTTACACCTAGCGCGACACTGGAACAGATTGATAACTATTCTGCAAACATTGATTTACTAGAAATTCCGCTAGATTCTCGTGTATTTGCTGGCGGTCAACTGTTGGCATTGGGTACGAGAGAGCAAAAAATTGTTGCTTTGAGTGGTGCATTTAAGACTGCGTATGTTGTTTCAGGAGATATAGATATTGGACGTTCTACTGTCACATTGGCAAAACCTATTGTTGATAATGGATCGGCGACAGTCGCAGTTGCAAGCAGGGATTTGCTCACAGAAACAGTTGAATTCGGAACCGCAGTAGCAGCAGACGCGGAGAATAGGGTTTCTCTGAGGTCTAATGGGGATTACCACCGGATTAAGGTAACTCCGACAGGTTCCAACTGGAAAACTATCGTTGGCGTAGATGTTGAGATTGTGAAACAGGGTAATCGATGACTCGCATTGTTCAATTTCGGACACTTCCTGTATTCGGGGCTTCAGAGAGGGAAGTTTCAGAGGTTGTTCGCGGGATTATGGACGGTAAGACTAATAATACTGGTCTTATTACTCTGGCAACTGGTAACGCTACGACAACTACCCTCTACGATGAGCGTATAGGCAATGAGAGCCTGATTTTCTTCACGCCTGTATCTGATGCTGCTGAGGCTGATTCAGCTCCTTATGGAGCGTTTCAGGACTCTACAGACCAGACTGCTGCGAATACCACGACTGCTTATGCTGTAGCTTTAAATACGACGGATTATTCGTCTGGTGTCTATGTTTCCAATACGTCAAGAGTTAACGTAAGGAATTACGGGATTTACAACATCCAGTTTTCGTTACAGTTTAAGAATACTTCAAATGATGGTCAGGACATAGATATATGGTTCAGGAAGAACGGTACTAATGTTGCTGGATCAAATAGCCGTTTTCATATGCCAGCTAGGAAGTCTACTGGCGATCCGTCGCACTTAATTGCTGCGATGAATTATTTTATAGAGCTACAGGTAAATGATTACATTGAAGTAATGTGGCGCGTTACTGATGTAAGTGTTTCTTTGGAGCATTTTCCGACGAGTACGACTCCTGATAGACCATCGATCCCAAGTGCTATAGTTACGGCGCAGTATGTTGCTCCTGCTGCAACAAGTAATGTTTATGTGTCAAGTCAACAAAGAGGTCAGGCGACTATAACCCATTGGGCTAATTCGACTGCTGATAAAACATACGGATACATTATCGTTGGTTAATGGAATACAAATATATTGAGCCACAACAACTTAGGGGCTGGTGGGAAAGTATAAAGCCAGCATTGGAAAAAATTAGAAGCAGGGGAAATGATGGTTGGATAGTTGAGGATGTATATACCGACTGTTTCAATCAGAAAAGTTTACTTTTTGTACTGATAGAGAATAACCACTATAAGGGCTTCTTTGTCTTACAACCGATGGGTGAGACTCTGCATGTATGGGCTGCTTATTCGTTAGAAAATAGCTATGAAGTTGTCGAAAATGCCTTAAAATACATTAAAGGCATGGCGGCTCAAGCTAACGTCAAATATCTGACATTTTCTAGCCATAGGCGCGGTTGGGATAGAAGGGCGGCTAAATATGGGTTCCGTCCTAATAAATGGATTTGTGAGGTGTAATTATGGGCGGTGGCGGCGGCGGTACTCAAACACAAACAGCTAGGGCTGAGATTGATCCAACACTCAAGCCTTATGTTGAGTATGGTCTTGGTGAAGCTCGTAGACTTTACGAGGGGACGACTCCTTCGTTCTTCCCCGGTCAGACTTATGTAAGCCCTTCTGCTGCTACACAGCAAGCTCTAGGTATGGCTGAACAGCGGGCATTGGCTGGTTCACCTCTTACTCAGGCTGCTCAGCAAGAGACTTTAGCTACGATTCAAGGTCGTGGAGTTAATCCTTTTCTAGCGGGTGCTTTGGAGCAGACTAACCGTCTTGCTGGTGAGCAATACACTCGTAATATCCAGAATCTTCAGTCTCAGGCTTCCTCGATGGGTCGTTATGGTTCCTCGGCTATGGGTCAACAGGCTGGTCAGGCTCAGGACATTTTTGCTCGTGCACTAGCGGAACAAGGTGGTCAACTAGCTTATAACGCTGCTGAGGCTGAACGTGCTCGTCAGATGGCGGCTGTTGGTGCTGCTCCTCAGATGGCACAAGCTGATTATGCTGACATTCAGCGTCTATTGACTGTTGGCGGTGCTAGAGAGCAACAGCAAGCTGCTGAACTTCAGGACGCTATCAATCGATATAACTTTGAGCAGAATCTACCTGCAATGAAGCTCCAGAACTATGCGAATCTTATTTATGGTGCGCCTCAAGGTCAGATCGTGACTCAGACTGCGACACCACAAGGAGGTAAATAATGGGTGATCCGGTATCCGCTGGCGTTGTAGGCTCTGTAATCGCACCTACAGCAACTATTGCTAATCCTATAACTGCATCTATGCTAGGTGGTGCAGCCGCAGCTAGTAGCCCTTCTGTATTTGGCACACCGATATTTGGTCAAGGAAGCATTTTGTCTAACTTTGGTCAGGCCGCTGGTGCTTATAACCAATTCAATCAATTGTTTGGTCAGCCTGAACAGCGCATGCAGCCTATTGGTGCTTCAGTTCGTCAAGGTGGTCAGATTCAGCCAATGGATTACATGAGCCTCCTAAACCCACAGCAGCAGACAGTTATTCGTCCTGCAACTCCTTCGCTTATATAGGTGATGTATGGCAATTGGTGATTACATTCCTAACGTATTCGGCGCTAACCCTACGATGTATCAAGGGCTTTTAGGTGCTGATGAGGCGGCTAACCTGACCCGTCAGTCAAACATTGCTGGTCTATTGGGTGCTGCTGCTACGTTGGCAACAGCCATAGTTACTGGATCACCCATTATTTGCCTCCAGACGGTGTAGATGTTGACGTAGATGTGGTCTCCAAAGGCGCACCATAAACAACTTGGGCAGCACGTTGCAATCTTTGTAACGGTATGTCTTGAGCAGCCAATCGACCTTGGATAGCCTGTTGCTCGTAGCCTTCTCTAGCCTGACCAACCTGTAGGAGTCGCTGCATATCAGCATAGTCAGCAGCAGACATCTGTGGAGCGTTCTGAGCAGCAGCAATCTGTCTAGCCCTCTCAGCTTCAGCCGATTGATACGCTAGCTGACCACCCTGTTCCGCTAATGCACGAGCAAAGATGTCCTGAGATTTGCCAGCCTGTTGACCCATTGCAGCCGAGCCATAACGACCAGCCGATGAAGCCTGAGACTGTAGGTTTTGAATGTCTTGGGTATAACGCTCACCAGCTAGACGGTTAGCCTGTTCTAAAGCACCACCTAGAAATGGATTAACGCCACGACCTTGAATCGTAGCGAGTTGTTCAGCCTGACCAGCACGAAGTAGCGGAGAACCGCCTATAGCCCGTTGTTGAGCCATCTGTAGGGCTTGCTGAGTAGCCTCTGACGGAGCTACCGCCAAGGTCTCAGGAGCCGCTGGCATCCCTTGATAAAGCCTCTGAGCCTCACCTAACGTATAAGTGATAAAAGGCTTAAATTCAGGACTTATCTCTGTTCTTGATGTTTGCGTTTGACCGCCGCCACCACCACCCATATTAAACCTCGCTTATCCACTTTCTAGGCCTGAAACCGTAAGCCTTAGCCCTACGATCCCATCCCGGTCTATGACTTGTGAATGTTAGGTATTTGTTACCACTTTCCCTTGCCATATTTTTGATGAATTGTAAACCTTTTTGCACCATCTGATAATCATTTTCTAACGTCCAAGCACACCAAACATGGAGTTCTTCCCCCAATGGCTGCAATACAAAGAACGATTTGAAATGGTTATCCTCTAGTCCAACCCATAACCCTGACTTCTGATTCCAGCAGTCCGTGTACACATCCTCCACGATCCAACTCTCAGAACTCACCGCTTTAATCTTCTCTAATCCAGCCTTGACGCTAGGCCACCACTTCCTTAGTTGGTCAGGCTCGATATATTTGAATTCCGTCATCCGACAATAATGTATCCGTAAGTTTTGTCAGCAGTAGCGTTAGCCCAATGACTAATCGTTGCTGATCCTTGTTGTTGTGTAGAAACGTATAAGTTCGTTGTAGCCGATGGTGCAACGTAAGACATCGTAACAATAGCACTAGGAACCGCTGGACGGTCAGGACTTGTACTTGTACCGTAATGCTCTAACGAAACCCCGGTGTTCGTTACTCTCCACATTAGCTCTACATAATCACCTGCGGCTAACTCCAGAAAGTAATTCATCGCAGCAATGAGGTGACTAGGATCGCCTGTACTCTTTCTAGCAGGTAATGCGAACCGGCTATTGGAACCAGCTATGTTAGTGCCGTTCTTACGGAACCAAATATCTACGTCCTGCGAATCGTTAGTCGTATTTTTGTACTGCAAAGAAAACTGAATGTTGTAAACCCCATAATTCCTGACGTTTAGCCTAGAACTATTGGAAACGTAAACTCCATTGGAATAATCTGTCGTATTAAACGTAACTGCATAGGCTGTTGTAGTGTTAGCCGCAGTCTGGTCTGTAGAGTCCTGAAACGCCCCATAGGGAGCCGAATCAGCCTCAGCAGCCGCAGATATAGGAACGAAGAAAATCAGGCTGTCGTAGCCTATACGCTCGTCGTAGAGGGTCGTTGTAACCGCATTGCTAGTCGCTAGGGTAATCCGACCTGTGTTATTGGTCTTTCCGTCCATAACCCCACGAACGACCTCAGCAACAGCCCTCTGATCCCCTCCAAATGGCGGTAATGTACGAAACTGAGTCATCGATTACCCTGCTTAACGACTTCTACCTCTAAACCTACCGCTGTTTCCCAGTTATCACCTGTCGGAGTCAGTCTTAGCCTGTGATATTCACCGTTAGAACGGATAGAAACACGGTTTTCAGCATCAGCAGCTACGTTAGAGCCGAATTCCACCTGTTCATTCAGCAAATCCCGGCTAGAAATCGCCACAGACCCACTACCACCGTCCACAGTAGGCTTTACCAGCATCACAGTAGACCTGCCATCCGCTATATCGCCCGTCGTAATATTGGCTGTTTTCGGCTGACCTGAGAAAGCTATGAT